GCCCTTGCTTGTCCACTTCATGCCGGGCAAACCATGCCGCCATGGTGATCACCGTGTCGGGGCTCAACTCATCACCGCTCAGAATCTGCGATGCTCTGGTGGCTGCAACATCAGTGCCGCCCTGCTCGCCATCAGCCTTCCAGTCGCGGTAGCGCTGCGCTTCAGCGCGCATACCATCCGTCGGCTCAAGGTTGATCTCAGTGCCATTCACGTTTGCCATCAGGCGCCCTCCTCCGGTGCAGGTGGTTGCGTTTCAGGGAACAGCTGCATCTGCTGCTGGCCGGCGCCTGTTACCTGCGTCGGATCCGTGTCCACCACGATGCCCATCTGATCCAACATCGCCAGCTCAGACTGCCGGGCCAGCAGCAGCTCATCGAGGTCGCCGCCCTGCTCGGCTACCACCTCGCCCAGTGTCTTGAAGCCACACCGCACCGCTTCCTTGTATGCGGCTACCTCCTTCGCTGGATCTACCCATGCCCAGCCACGTGGCATCCACCGCACCATCTTGTAACGCTCAGGTGCTACCTCAAAGCCCGGTAGCGATAGCGCATTGCTCAGCACTGCCAGGTCCAGCCATTCGCTAAACACCCGCCGGTGAAAGTTCTCCACCATCCATGCCTGCAGCACACGCCAGTGGTCACGATCCTCCAGCAGGCTCAGGCGACTGCTGCTGTAATTGGTCTGGCTGAAATCACGGCTGATCGTCTCATAACTGCAGCCGATACCAGCAGCCATGGCCCGCAGCATCGCGCGCAGGAACGGCTCAAACTGTCCATCAGGGCTGTCGAGGCTTGGCACCGTGACCGACTCGCCAGGGTTCAGGTACTTGAAGACACCCGGCTCAAACTGGCTGACGCGCTCGCCATCCATCACATCATCGCCAATCAGCTCACCCTCTGGGCTGGTGATAAAGCCCATTAGCGCCGAGCTCGCACGCGCACGCACCACCTCCGCCTGCTCGTAGCCGGCCAGGTGATGCAGCCGTTGGATGGCACTGGCAAACCATGTCACCCCACGCGTCTGGCCCGGCCGCTCTGCGCGATACAGGTGGATGATCTCCTCCGCCGGCACACGCTTGTGGCGTTGCGTGCTGATCTGCTGGTTGCTGAACTGGTAATCACCCGGGTGATAGGCCAGGAAGTGGTACGCAATCGGCCGGCCCCAGCCGTCTACCTCAACGCCCATCCTGATCTCATTGCCCTCCTTGCTGCGGCCATTCAGCCCATCGTCCAGCAGGTCAGCCTCCAGCACCTCCAACGCCAGTGGTATCGCCCCACCGCCGAAGCCCTGCCGCACCAGGCGGATAAACACCTCGCCGCTTTCAGCACATGCGCGGATCGCAAGCCGTTCGATATCAGCGAAGCTCAGCTTGCCGCCAGTGTGGCAGTATCTTGCCTGCGACCATTGGCGCCATGCCGCCTCGATCGCATCATTGATCGGTGCATCAAGCCGTCCGCCGCGCTGCATCCGTACCTGCGCCTGGAACGGGATACCCTGCCCGATCACATTGCTCTCGATTGCACGCAGCGCCTGGCGGGCGTAGTCATTATCACGGCACAACTGCCGCGCACGATCGCGCAGCTTCTGCGCTGAGCCATACACCTCGCTGTCAGCGCTGGTGTTACTTGTCACCCAGTCCGCCGTCAGCCGGCTGAACTGCGCGCCCTGGTACATGCGCCGCCGTGGTACTGCCGGTGCCGGCTGTTGCTTGCGCTTCTTTGCCATCAGCCGAACCTCACGAACAGGTTGTGCGGATTGCCGAGGCCATTGGCCGCAAGCTGCGCTGCCTGCTCTCGCTTCACCTCAGCCTTGAGCTTTGCCTCCAGCTGCAGCAGGTCCGCCATCGGTAGCTTCTTCAGCCGCCTGCTGCCGATCGTGTATTCAGCTACTGCACCGCCGGATACCATCGCGCGGATGGCGGCCTGCACTGCATCAAGATCCTTCTCTGCCTGGCTTCTGCCATCAAATGCACCAGGCGCGCCGGCATACTGCAGCGCCGGCAGCACCTCAACCTGACCAGCGCCGAGCGTCAGCTTCTCAGCGCTATAGGTCGCGATCGCCTGCCAGTACCACTGCCCAGCGTCAAACCCCGAGCTGGTGCCAGCCGCGATCGTGAACTCCCACCCCTGTCCATAAGCGCTGCCTACAACCGTTGCGCCTTCGCTTGCTGTATTGGTGCGCAGGTAATACGTCAGCGTCCAGGTGCCGCTGCTCACCGTATTACCGAAAGCATCCACGCTCGGTTCATCCCGCCATTTCACGGTGTCACCGGCCCTGATCGTTGCTGGGATGTTCACCGTTACCAGTTGCTAAGGAAGGCTGAGCCAGTCTTAACCGACTTTAGCGGCGCCCTAACCCGCGCTTGCTGTGGCTTATCCAGCTGATCCCAGATCGTCTTGCGGTCGTATCTGGTGTAAAGGTGGCACAGCGCGGCATAGGCATAGACCAGGCAATCCAACGCCTCATTGCGCGCCGATGGTTTCTTGACCCATTCACGCGTCGCAAATCCTGAGCGGTTGTACTTCAACACTTGCTTCTCTGCGGTCAGCTGCTCGAAGTATTCCACCGTCGCATCCATGTGGAAGTGCAGGTAGCCGGGGCCCGGCTCGCTATGGCGGATGCGGCCAAACAGCGTGGTTTTGATCGTGTCAGACCCGACCGGATGCACAATGGCGCCGCGCTTGAGTGTTTGCCCCTTAGCGTTCAGGTCCACCTTGCTGCCCTTGCCGATCGGCGGCTTGCCGCGCTGGCTGGCACCTTTGATGGCAATCACGCCCTGCCGTGCCCGTTCGCGCGCGTATTGATAGACCTCTGCGGTGTAGTGGCCGCCGGAGTCGATGGCTACCACCAGCGGCCGCATGGCATGGCCCTGCGCGTGCGGCCATTCGCGCAGCGCAACGGCATCGAGCTGCTTCCACAGGTCCGCGCGGCTGGGGTCGCCATAGATCTCTTGATGATCCATCAGCCAGCCCTCTTCATCCCTGCCCCACGCCCAGACGCTGATGGCTAGGCGGTTGTCTTGTACGTCAACGCCAACGGTCACAGCCACTCCGCCATCGGGCACCGTGCCGGGCTTGTAATGCTCGCAGCGCTCCATCAATCCAGTGGCGCTCACCTTGCTGGCGTAGTCCTCTGCAAATGTCTCCGCCAGCCGCGTATTGACGAAGCTCTTGAGCATTGGAGCATCAGCCTTGCTGCGCAGGAACTCATCCACCATGTCGGCCCAGCTCAGCCAGCCGAGCGGGCTGTAAAGGCCTGACAGCTGAAAGCCGGCGGTCTTGCCGTCGTTGGGTGCCGTTGCGCGCCACTCGCCCTTGCGCAATAACGCCGGCTTGTGGAGCTCCCCGAATCGTTCCTTACATGCCTCGCATTCATACGCCGCACTGCCCGGATCATCCTTCTCCCACTTGAGCTGCGACCACTTCAGCCATTGCATGGCGCTGCAACTGGGGCATGGCACGTAGTACCGCCTCTGGTCGCTGCGCTCATACTCCGCCTCGATGCGGCTGAAGTCCTTGATCGTCGGCGTGCTGGTCAACAGGATCTTGCGCCGCGCAAACGTCGTCGCACGCTTCTCCGCCAGGCTCACCGGATCGCCCTCGCCGTCCACATCCAGCGGGAACGCATCCACCTCATCCAGGAAGATGTACCGGCATGGCGTTGAGCGCAGGCCAGTAGCTGAGTTGCTGCCAGTCAACAGCAGCATTCCGCCCGGAAACTCTTTGCTGAACATCGTGTTGCCGCTGTCCCTGCTGCGGCTTGGTGCGATCCGTTCCGCCAACACCGGCGTGTCGGTGATCATGCTCTCGAGCCGTTGCTTGCTCAGGCGCTTGGCCATCTCCACAGTCGGCTGCACCGCCAGCAATGGGCCCGGCGCATGGTGGATGATGTATCCCAGCCAGTTGCTGCCGGCCTCGGTCTTACCGGTCTGAGCGGCAAACATCATCACCACGCGTTGCACCGTGCTGCCCGTGCTCAGGCAGTCCATTGGTTCCTGCAGATACGGCGTGCGGCTGGTGCGCCATGGCCCAGGCTCCGCGCTGGCCTTGCTGCTCAGCATCCGATAGCGATCTGCCCATTCGCTCACCGTCAGCTGCGCCTCGGGGCGCAGGCCATCCATGAAGCCAGCTCGATAGGCGTTCATTCGCTCAACTCCGACAACGCTGCGCGATGCTCCTGGCTCAGCAGCTCATGGATGACCACCGGATCTGTCTCGCCTGCTAGCTGGTGGCTCAATCGATCCGCCAGGTTGGCCAGTGCTTCCCTGATGCTGCGCCCCAGCGCAAATGCTTCCTTTTTCACCTCATCAGCGCTGATCAGTTCACGTCGCTGCTGGCTCACCTGCAGCTTGGCCAGCTCCGCCTGATAATGCTCGCGCCGTGCTCTGCTTTCATTCAGGTCTGGGATCTCATCATCCGGCAGTGCATCAACCCTGCGCTTCAACTCGCGTGGTGTCGGGTCTGGCAGTTCAACCTTGCTGACGGCTGTTGCTCTGGTGTTCTTGTTCCACAGCTCCAACGCCAGATCTCGATCCAGCCAGCGTTGGCCGTCCTTGTCCACAATGGCCGCCGCGATCCTGCTCTTGCTTGCATGGGTGACGGC